GGAAAATCTGGTAGAGGTTGAAGATTTGAATACAGCTACGGAGATAAAGTCATAGGAGATTTAGATGCCTAGTACTGTATGGTACAGTTGCAGTCCTTTTGGGACAGGAGACATTAAGACAGGCTCTCCTACTATAACCATTAGTGGTGGGGTAGCCACCCTCTCGGTTGCACAGGCGAGTAACATAGGCTGTGGGGACTGCATAGAGTATGCTTCCACGGCTGTCTACATAGCTCCTAACAGGCTAGGCTTTGATTCAGGTGGAACAACCGAGATAAAGGTTGGCGACAAGATTCAGGGAGCTACTAGCGGAGCTACAGGAATTATCCGAGCAGTTGAGCTGACAAGCGGTAGCTGGTCAGGTGGGGATGCCGCTGGATATTTCTATTTTGAGCAGATTACAGGTACGTGGCAGGATAACGAGACCATAAACAGGATACGCCCGTCTAGTGCTTCAAACGTAGCCACTGTTAACGGGACGCTTCAAGGTAATATTGGTAATGGTAATACACAGTTCGTGGTAAAGACAGCTACAGGAGGAACACCCTCTAATCAGTCTAGTACTAGTGTTACTAGCATTCACCATGAATATGCTAGTTTGAAAGATTTAGAGGCTGGCTTTACTGATGCAAATCACTTGAATAGTACTGACCTAACTTCATCTGGTGCTAATGTAATAGTTCACGCTTGCTGTTACTATGACCATAGTGATTACACTGGAGATACGCAAAATTATACTACAATATCCTTTGGTACAACTGATGAATCACATTATTTCTTTGTTTTCACTCCAATAGGAGGAAGCGAAAGCATAAACAAGCAGAGACATAGCGGGAAGTGGGATGGGAACAAGTATTACACGGCTGTTACAGAGGGAAATTGTTTACATAATTCACAAGATTATACTCGTATTGAGGGGCTCCAATTAGATGGTAGTGCTGGAGGCTATAATGGGTTAGGCAGCGGATATATAACTTATTTTGGATATAGCATAGTTAAAGGATGTAGTTCTCAGGCTATTTATGCTAGCAACATTAGTGCTGCTCTTTATAGCTATTCTAATATGCTATATTCTTGTGCTGAAGCATTTGATAATGAAGACTCTACTTGTAGTATACATTATATGTACAATTGTACTGCCGCTGACATGAGTACAGATGGCTTTATCCGTTGTGTCGCTAAAAATTGCCTTGCATATGATACCACTGGAAGCGGTTTTGCTTCTCTTGCTTCAGGTTCAGACTATAATGCTTCAAGCGATGGTACAGGTGATGATTGGGGGACACATGGCAGGGCAAATCAAACATTCTCTTTTGTGGATGAGGCTAATGATGACTACCACCTTGCTTCCAATGATACGGGAGCTAAGGACTATGGTACTGACCTTTCCACAGACTCATATCTCCCCATTTGGCGGGATATAGATGGAGAGGATAGGGTTGGTGGAACATGGGATATAGGAGCGGATGAGTATGTTACCACTGGTGGAGGCGGAGCAATTATAAATCAATTCCAGAAGAGTAATTTAGGTGCAGATTTATTTAACGGGAGTTTATTATGAAGCAGTATGCAAACTTAGGGGATACAGTATATTTCTGGTTCGCTGCAAATGACACATCTGGTTCAGGTGGCGACGGGTCTAATCCTTCCTGTGTTGTAAGATTAGCAGGAGCGACGTCAAGTGCAGCCCCTGTATACAGTCCTACACCAGTTCTTTTATCTCATGCTGACTATCCAGCAGGCTGTTACGAGGTGGCCATACCAGCTACGTCGGGCAACGGGTTTGCAGCCAATAACACATACGCAGTCTTTTGTACTCTTGCTATTGACTCACAGAATCCTACTGGGTTTGTAGGCAGCTTTGACCTGAAGTCTGTCAAGGCAGATGTAGTGTCTATTTCAGGCGATACTACAGCAGCGGATAACTTGGAATCACAGTATGATGGAACAGGGCTTAATGGTGATAATTATCCAGCTAATCAGAAACAGGTTGGTCTCATCTCCAGTGGTGCAGCGGCCATAGCTACCACAGCTGAATCTGCTACTATTACAACGGGGACAGAGACAGGAACATATGCTAATACAAGGGAAGCCGATGGGACTTTCCATATAGTAGAGCCTAGTGGTGGAGTTACTGATTTCTACTATCAGTTTGACATAGGTTCAAATGCTCTTCCTGTTGGAATAGATTGGATGGGATATGGCAACGGACAGGGAGACGAATATGAAACATATGCATGGAACTGGACTAGCTCATCCTGGGAACAGATTGGTACATGCGAAGGTATCAATGGAACGTCCATAAGGGTATTTTCCAGGGTGCTTACAGTTGCTCATGTAGGTACTTCTGGAGGTGATGTTGGAAAGGTTCGTTTCAGGATATACAGCACTACAGGCTCCAAGGTAGCTACAGACAGGATTCTTTGTACCTATTCGATTGTTGCTCCTACAACGAGTGAGATAAACGCCGAGGTTGTTGATGTTCTAAAGGTGGATACAGTGTCTGAAATGTCTCAAGGTGCTCCTCCAGCAACGCCTACTATGGAGCAGATACTCAATTACCTTTATAGGAAGTTCCGTAACAAGACTGAAACAACTTCCACGGAAGATGCTGTATACGATAACGCTGGTACTACCAAGCTATTCAAAGCGACCATTTCTGACAATGGAACGACCTTTACGAAGGGAGAGTATGAAAGTGGAGAATAATGGATGGCTATAGATAACACAAACAAGAGAAGGTCAGCACAGAACCTGCCTTGGTTCATTGTATATCCAGACCCTGATGGGACTGTTTCCGCAGCAGATAGGGAGCTGGTCGCAGGGTATTATTGTGGCATTCCAGCTGCTGGGGCAACAATAATAACGATAGAAAAAATGCTTCTTTCCCTAACTGGTAAAGACGTAAATACGAAAGAGGATGTTATCGAGACGGTATCTGCTTCAGCCTTGATATGGGCAGGGCAGGATTTATCCACGAAGATTGATGTTACTGAAGAGATTGGAGCAGTACCGCTTGCGTTTACGGGTGGAGATGTTTCCCCCCGTGTCGATGCTACGGAAACCATTAGCAAGGCAGGTTTGACCTTCACAGGACAGAATATCACATTGGTATCTAGTATCCTTGTGCAAGTTGGAAAGGCAATTCTTAATTTCACAGGTAAAAGCATAACTCTTGTAACCGACACTATTGTTCATATTTCGAAGGCTACAATTATCACAATGTGGAAAGGAATTGACTTTACGGGTGTAGGTGTGGTAACATTCTTTAAGAAGATATTTACCAATATCTTTGTAGATATTGATAAAGATATTCACAGATAAGGAGGAAAAGATGTGGCCTTTTAGTAAGAAAAGTAATGAAACCACGATAAAGTTTACAGGGAAGCCTGTGCATATAAATCCTGATCCTAGGTCTAGAGAGGCCATGGATAGAAATATTGCAAGGATAAATGTATGCAGGAAGAAGCTGAAGGAATTACAGAAGGGTACTCCTGAATATCAATCCTTCAAGAAGGAATTGGTAAAGCGACTTCTAATACAGAAAATGTGGGAGGCTGAATAATGGCTTGGGTACCGTATGATAGTTTTCTGAAAAAGTTAAACACATTGGATGATTCGATTGATTGGGACGATAATAGTAGCACTACTGTAAAGATAGCCCTTGTAACATCCTCATACACGCCTGACAGAGCTAATCATGATTTCTGGGATGATATTTCGGCAAACGAGGTATCAGGGACTAATTATACAGCGGGGGGAAACGAGATTGCTAACAAGGCCGTTACAGTATCAAGCAATACCGTAAAGGTAGATGCAAATGACCCTGCAACCTGGTCGCAAAGTGCTTCTGGATTTAACAACGCTCGATATGCCATCTTGTACAAGGATACTGGAACAGCAAGCACCTCCCCCCTAGTTGCTTATGCCGATTTTGGTAGTGATAAAGGAAATGTCGATGGGGACTTTACGATTCAATTGGATACTGGTGGAATATATACTTTAGGGAGTTAAGGATGACTATTGCGTATGTGGAAGCAGAGTTATCGAGTTCTAATTCATGGACTGACCCGATATCCGTGGCTGGTTGGTTCAGCTTGTCCATTTCTGGGACGTGGTCGGGGACGATAACCGTTCAAAGACGGAATCGAGACCCCGATGTCAGTGATTGGAAGGATGTAGAGTCATTTACTTCCACGGTTGAAAAGCGTGGCTACGAGCCAGAGCTTAATGTTCAGTACCGTGCGGGTTTTGCCACAGGGGCTTACAGTTCTGGAACAGCCGTGATAAGGATTTCACAATAATGAGACCACAGGATAGAGTAATTGAGGGAATGTTTAGGATTGCCAATAAGCAGGCAATCACGGTGGACTTTAAACTGAATCCAGTTCAGAGGCGTTTTAGCAGTGAAATGACTTCGCGGGACATAATTCTCAAGGCTAGGCGTGAAGGGTTCAGTTCGTACATTCGGGCCCTTTTCCTCGTGGCCTGTCTTACAGAGCCGAATACACGGGCAGTTATTCTATCCCAGGATACAGAGGCGACCCAGAAGCATCTTGCCGAGGTAAAGTATTACATTAAGCATCTTAAGGGTCCGCAACCGATTATAGGTTATGATAGCAAGAATTTCCTGTCCTTTCCAAAGACTGACAGCTCTTATTACATTGGTACTGCTGGAGACAAGGACTTTGGTAGAGGGGACACTATAACGCATCTATTACTCTCCGAGGCAGCTTTTTATCCAGACCTCAAGGCCTTGATAGGTTCGGTTATGCAGGCAGCTTCGTTTGCAAAACACATTGTCATTGAGTCAACGGCTAACGGATTTAATCACTTCCAGAAAATGTGTGAACGGGCAAGGCATGGCGATGGTACCTTTAAGCTACACTTTTATGCCTGGTTCGAGGATGGGGATAATTTCCTATCCATTATGAAGGGTGAAAAACTTTTCCTGAATGAAGAGGACAAGGAAAGGATGCGGACTTATAAACTGACACGTGAACAGATGAAATGGTACATTGCCAAACGGGAAGAGTTCATGGAGGGTCCCGATGATGTTGAGGGACGGAATATGTTTTTGCAGGAATATCCGTCTTCGATTGAAGAAGCCTTTATTGCTAGTGGAGCAAAGTTCTTTAGACAAGTCCCGTTTGTCGCCATGAAACCGAAAGAGGAAGAGGGGAATCTCATTGTCTATGTTTCCCCCCGTCCTGAGCATCGTTATACAATTGGGATTGACTATAGTGGTGGCTTGGGTCTTGACCCAACTGTTATCCAAGTCCTTGATACGAATACATTTGAACAGGTTGCCATATATCGGGATGCTTGGACTACGCCTGATAGGGCTAGCGAGATAGCAGCTGAATTGGGACGCAAGTATAACAATGCATTTATCATTCCAGAGCTTAATAATCATGGTCAGCTCGGTGTGGATGTTTTGAAAAGGATTTATCCTGTAGGCTTGATTTATCGAAGGCAGGTACCGAATAGAAAGGAATTGGAGAAGCGGAACAAAACTTTAGGTTTTGTAACTACGGAGACTGGAAAGACATATTTATGCAATACATTGAAATTATACTTACGAAGGGGATTGGTAATTCATAACTCACAAACGGAGCACGAATTGTTAACCTTTGAGTCTGACGGGGGGAAACTTGGTGCTCCTACTGGAGAATTTGACGACTGTGTAATTGCTTTGGGCTTGGCGGCTATTGGAATGAAACAGTTAATTGCTCATGAAGAGGATATGAATGAGGATGATGAAGCCTTTGAACTAATTGATGTTGAAAAACCTATTTATCCCTTTGATAATATTGATGATTTGTCCGACATAATAGACGGGAATAGAAGGGGACGGTATCTTCTTCGCAGCTTTTACGGAGATAGCTATGCTAGGAAACTGTTACGGAGTATGATGTAATGGGAAGAAGAAAGACACGGCATAATATAGAAGAATGGAAGACACGTCTTGAAAGGGCAAAGAACTTTCGAGAGACAAAGATTGAACAAACCTGGAGGATGGCACTTTCCCAGTACAAGGGAGAGAGTGAGGATGACTTCCTTGAGGCAGAGAATATTCATGTTAATCTTGCCTTCCCGACAATAAAGGTCCTTCTCCGAGCCTCTTGTTCAGAAAATCCCTATATTTACATTACTGGAACACGGCCTTGGTTCGAGGAAAGTGCTAGGGTTCTTCAATTCCTTGAGAATAGGCTTTGGAGAATGCAGGAAAGGAAGGCAATTGTTCGTCTCATTGTTCTAGATGCCCTTTTACTTAGCGTTGGTTATGGCATGTCTCATGTCATGCCGAATCCTGGAACTGGCTTGCCTGATGTCTATCTGACAAGGGTCAGTCCATATGACTTGTGGATAGAGCCTGGAGCGGTAAATGTTGAGGATGCCTACTATGTCTTTAGACGGGTTGTCTTAAGCCGTGAAGAGGCAAAGAAGAGATGGCCAAAGGCCAATCTACCTTCAGCAAAAATAAAGTCCTTGGAAAGTGGATTGGAGATGCAATCCGATTCAGACCAATTGGAGAATGTACACGATGACACATTGGGGCGTGTTGAGGTCTATGAGGTACATGACCAGTTGCATCATGAAATATCCGTGATAAGCCCCGATTATGATTCTTTTCTTGACCCTCCGCGACAATCACCGTATCCATTGAAGAGTCTATTTACGCAGCTTGTTTTCAATGAAATTGTCGATGAGCATTATGGCATTGCCGATCTTGAGCCTGTAATGGAACAGCAAAGAGAGCTTGATAGGTTGCGGACATTGATGCTTGTCCACACAAAGAGGTTCAATCGTAAATACAAGTTGCAGAAGCATTCTGCTGACAAGGAAGCCCTTGATGCCCTCGAGAGTGGTGAGGATGGCGTCATTGTCCAGATGAATGACATTGATGGTTTGCAGCCTATTACCGATGCACCATTGTCTTCAGATGTGTATAATTATCAGGCACTTATCAGGAATGACCATAGGGAAATTACTGGAATCAATGAGTACTTGCAAGCTGGTCAAGTTGGTGGGACGAAGACGGCCTATGAAGCTGAACAGATTATGGCAGGTGCTAGGTTACGGCTTGGTGAAAAGGTTGACTTAGTTGGGGATTTCGCTGAGCGTGTTGCGTTTAAGGATATAGAGATAATGAAGAAGCTATATCCTAGTCCACAGGTTGCTCAATTCTATGGACCAGATGGCGAGGTACAGTGGCGAATTGTTCAGAAGGAAGAGTTACAAGGTGAGCATTTCGTTGAGGTGCATTCAGGAAGTATGCGACCGAGAGACGAGTCTGCTAACTTCCAGAGAGCTATACTGCTTTACCAGACATTTGCGAATGACCCAGCTGTTAATCACGAGGCCCTTTTAAATACAGTAATGGGCTTGATGAATGTTAGGGACAAAAATGCTTTGCTATCCCAAGCCCCCGTTTCCCCCCGTTTGCTAGGAGTTGGACAAGGTGTGAATCCAAGGTCGCAAGAGCTACCAAATCCAAATGCAGTAATGCAGGCAGTAGGTAGAGGAGGCTTGTTCAGGTAATGCGTAAGACAGGGGTATATGCATTCAGAAATGGTAAATTGGTTAAGATATCGGATAGGATTCCCAGCCTAAAGGGTATGTTTGATGTTGTTTTCAATGGACCGTATTATGACCCTACGCTAGGCTGGATAGAAACAAAAAGGGAAAAGTATGAAAAAATGCAAGAAAGGGGGTTGATGCAGTACGATCCACAGAGTATAAATAAGAGACCAAAACCGACGGTAACTCCTGAAAAGGTAGTGGAAACTGTCCTTAAAAAGAAGGGTATCAGTCGGTTAAAAAATTGGAAAGGAGTTAAGGTATAATGGAAGAGAACACAATGGTAACACCTGGGAACAATGTATCGGTTACGGATGGAAACCCTGAACCAGGGCAGGGGTCAACTTCTCCAGACACTGGGACGAATACAGAGCCTCAAGGGGGTATTTTTACTCCAGAACAACAGGAGAAGGTAAACCAAATCGTTTCCAAGAGGGTTAACGAGGTAAAGGCGGAGTACAGTGAAGCGGAGCGAAAAGCCAAGATTCTAGATTCCATGTTGCAAGACCCAAAGTTTCAACAGTGGCTAGAATCGCAAGCTGGCGGAGCAGATTCTTCTCTTACGGGGGGAAACGAAGGTACTGGAAACCAGGTTCTGCAAGAACTCCAATCCGCTGAAACGATTGAGGATTTAGTAAAGACCTTACCACGGGCAATACAAGAGATGGTAAAAGAGTCTATTCGACCTGTCCTAGATGAGGTAAAGACTACCAAAGCTACTACTCATCTTACAGGTATACAGGTTGAATTGCAGAAGATGGCCAATACATTGGATGCTAGTGGTAAGCCGATGTATCCATATCTTTACGACCCAACGTTTCAGCAGGAAGTGATGAGCATTATCCAGAATGGTCGGGCATTCCAATTGCCTGATGCTTATCACTTGGCGGTATTGGACAGACAGAAGACAGGAAAGGCTGTACCAGAATCAGCTTTCCTTTTGCAAAGCCATTTCGGTACTGGAATGACAGGAAGAGAAGAGAAGGGTCCTGATTTTAGTGATGTTCCGAAGAACGCCACACCTGAACAAATCTTGGAATATGTTACAAATAAATTAGGATATAAGTAGGGGGAAATAAAGTGTCAAATACGTCTGAAACTAGAACTTTTGATGAAATTGTCTCTACGAGTCTAGACCTTTACATGAAGACTCTAACGGACAATATTTTCAAAGAAACTCCTGCTATGTTTGAACTCAAGCGAAAAGGATGCTATCAGGCTGCTAGTGGTGGTATACAGATTATTGAACCGCTGATGTATGGCACTAATTCCACTGTGAAGTCTTACGAGCGGTATGAGACTCTTGACTTGACTCCGCAGGAAGGAATCACAGCGGCTCTGTATCCTTGGGCACAGGTGGGAGGTTCTGTTATAATTGACGGCCTCTCTGAGTTTCAGAATGCAGGAAGGGGACAGTTAATTAACCTTGTTGGGAGCAAGCTACGTCAATTGGAGATGTCTTTCCAAGAGAAGTTTGCTGGCTTCATTTTTGCTGCTGGGAAGTACAATGCTTCGCAGACATCCAAAGACCCCGCTGGACTATTAGCTCTGGTGTCCGAGACTCCTGACAGTTACGATGTCGGAGCTATTGATACTTCGGCTAATACTTGGTGGAGGAACAAGGCAAAGGGTAATGGAGGTTCAACCTTTACATGGTTCGATTCCTCAAGTGCTGCTGCTACAGGTCCTGTTGCAATGGCACAGCTCTTTAATTACTGTTCCAAGGGAACTGGAGGTACCCCAGACATAATTCTTGTGAGTGAGAAGCTCTTTGAAAGCTATGAGTCTTATCTCGCTGTCAAGAAGGCTCTGGATGTACCAATGGATCAGGAAGCGGCTGCTTATGGTTTCCAGAACCTGAAATTCCGTGGTGCGACTATGTACTGGGATGAGCAATATGCATCTGCAAATGTATCTGACCCGGCTAGTACATGCGGTGCAATAATGCTTAACAGTAGGTTCTTACGGTTGCGTTATGCATCCAACAAGAACTTTGTCAGAACACCGTGGATAACACCACAGAATCAGGATGCAAGGAGTTGCTTGATTTTGTGGTATGGAAACATGACAGTCAGTAATCGCCGTAAACATGGTGTCTTTGTAGACAGCAACATTACGGATATTTCGTAGGGGAGGTGAATTGTGCTTACTACAGTATTAACGAAAGGACCTGAAAAGGTTTTCATCGTTGTTGTGAATGATGAAGGTGCGACACTTCCCATTGGGACTCCTTTGGAATGGAAATGCGATGGAACCAGAGATGGAATTGATGTTCAAGCTGTGCAGACAGCAGCAAAGAAATCTCTCGTTGTAGGCTTGGCGGCTGAAAGCATACCTGATGGTACTTATGGTCTTTGCCAGGTATACGGCGTGATGGACAATGCCCGCATCTATGCACACGGAACGGCAACCAATTCCAATGTGGCTATTGGTGATATCTTTGTTGCATCTACTGCACAGAGTGCCTTGACTGCTGTTGATGCAGGAAGTGTTATTTCCAAGGAACCACCAATGTTCGTTGCTATGGAGACTGTCGCTTCTGCAAGTGTTTCTACCATATCAACAACGGCAAAGGTGTTTGTAAGGTGTATGTAAAATGGAGCGTGATACCTATCTAAAGTGTGCATCTTGTGGAGCAGCAATGCTTCTAGAAGAAGTACATAAATTGGGTGGGTGTCCAAAATGTGGAGCTAGGCGTGTCATCCTTCCTTGTGAAGGGTGGCGGCCTAGCCTCTTTAAAAGGATACTTATATGGCTACGAGTAAAAGGCTTAAAATAGCCGTTGGTTCTGTAATGCTTTCCAATGTGCATCCTCATGTTGCCAGCTCCTTGGCAGCAATGCTTTATTACTATGGGAAGAAACGGCCACGGGATTCCCTGGTGCTTATTACCCCACAAAGACTTGAAATTGCTAGTGCAAGGAATATTGCAATTGACGCAGCTATTAAGTCTGGGTGTGATTATTTCTTTTGGTTGGATGATGATACGGTCTGCGAGAGCGATACCCTTGTAAGGCTGGTGAAGCGATTGGAAAAGCATCAGGATATTCACATGATTTCGCCAAAGTACTATGTCCGAGGGTATCCATATTCATTGATGGCTTTTAACGGGGAAGGGAATGAATGGACATTGGGTTTGGACGAGTCCTCTGTTTCCCCCCGTGATGGACTTTACAGGTGTAAGGCAATTGGGAATGGCTGTACATTGACCCGTATGAACGTCTTTACTTCAATGTCGATTTCTTTTCGCGAAAAGGAATGGTATCGAACAGGTAAGTATCATACAGAAGATGTGTACTTTTGTGCAAAGGCTATGTCTGTAATTCCTGACTTTAAGTGTGCAATTGACTTGACCTTTTCTGCTAGACACATGCTTGATGTAGGTTGGGTAGATGCTGATAATGTTGAGTATAATCGCTTGAAATACAAGCTTGTTACTGGAATTATTGAGGACCCGAAGAGACTGGATGAAGTTAAGGCCTTGGTAGATTCCTGGAATCTTAACATCAGGGAAGGTAACATAGACCTTATTTCCTTGGATGGGAGCTTGGGAAAGATATGAAGAAACCAAGACTTTTAAATATTGGGTCAGGTGTTAAGGAGTTTACGCCAAAGAGTATAACAGATGCTTTTACAGTAGTCCGCTTGGATATCGATGAAGATGTTAAACCCGATGTTGTTGCTACTGCTACAGAGATTCCTTTTGATAATGAGAGCTTCGAAGCTGTATACGCTTCCCATGTACTTGAACATATTGACTTGCGCGTGTATCCTAATGTTTTGCATACATGGTATCGAGTATTGAAGCCTGGTGGGCAAATGTATATCCTTGTGCCTAACCTTTCACTCGTTGCAGAGAAGATTTTGGAGAATGACCACGAGCGGGGTTTGTATCCCATTGGGAATAAGCCGTATATGATAACGCCTATGGATATGCTTTTTGGCTTGCCTACTGATACAATGAAGCATCAATGGGGCTTTACACGAGAAACACTTGCTGGAAGGGTTGATTTCTTTAGTTGGAATCGAGGACTTGTTTGGGAAGTGCGTTGCTTGGGTACTTATGACAGAGCCGAATTACGGTTCATTGGAGAGAAAAAAGGGAAGAAGACTTTTGACGGCTTTCCCTTTCCTAAGAAAGAGGATGTTGGAGACCCTTTCGCTATAGAAATAGGAGATAATCATGGCTGAAAATGTTGCTAGTCTTATAGATGAGATTCTTACTAAACTGCACCTGGATACTACTACGCCAGTAGCAATAGAAAGGAGTACTGTTCTTCAAGAAATCAATAATTGTCTCAAGGACTTATCCCGTACTTGTGGAATGTTCATTGAGGTAGACGATAGCACAATAGAATTAGTATCTGGAACAGCAAGCTATACCTTGCCGTCTGATTTGGCAGAGATTGCTCGTATTACGGATGAGGATAATGAGCGAGTCTATCCCACAACGACACTGGAACTGGATAATTACAAGATTGATTGGCCTGATGATACTGGAAGACCCAGGTACTATGTTCGTGGATATGATGGCTATGATAAGATAACCTTGTACAAGTGTCCTAGCGATGATTATGATGGAAAGGTTCTTACTTTACGGTACAAGAAGTACACTGGAGCTGTAGAGGATGATACTTCCTCAACCTTACCGGCACCTATAAGTAATGAAAGAGGTCTTATCCTTAACTGGTGCTTGGGTCAATTACTTATCGCTCAATCAGAGGTGGCTGATATCAACAAGGGAAGACAGTACCTTACATTGTACTATCAGGAAAGGAAAACTTGGGAGACCATAGATTTGATTTCGGATAGAATGTACATTTATGGAATAGCTGGCAAGAGACGCCCGCGTTCTGGCGGTCCTAGACTTCCTGATAACTATCCTCGGTGGAGGTGGTAGTGGCAACAAATAGGTTTGGGGCACTTAACATACTTCCAAGTAATATCAGGGACATAACTGATATTGAAGATGTAAAACGCTTTTTGGAAGATTTGGTTTCTTCCCTGAATATGGGTATTGCCCGCCTTGACGATAATGTAATTGAATCACACCACCTTAGTGAAAATGCTGTTACTAATGTTACAATAGCTTATGGAGCTGTAACTGGAGACGAGATAGCTAGTAATACTATTACAGCACAGAACATTGCTAACCTTACCATTACGGGGGATAAAATTGCGAATTATACTCTTACTGGAATTAAAATTGCTGATTCCTCTATAGGAGAGGAAAAGCTTTCTATTAGTCAATTGTCTGATATTTCTTCTGACTTGGGTACGATAACCGATGGACTTGTTAGCGGAGTAACTATTACTAATAGTGTTATTAGAACAAAGGATTACGATAGACGGGTACAGATAGATAGTAGTGGAATAAAACTCTTTTCAGAAGCAGTTGGTGGAAAATATGGTTCATTTAAATACGGAGTTGGCACTAAATATGGGATGGGAATCTTTGCATATCTTTATTATGTGGATAAAGGAATACCCTTCTATATAGAAGCGGAACAGCCAGTGGCTGATATGCACTTGTATAACAGAACGAGTACACCTTCTGGAGCAGCGGAAATTGGCGATCTGGCAGTCGTAAATGGTAAACTAATGATATGTACTACAGCTGGTACTCCAGGTACTTGGACTGTAGTAGGGACACAATCATAAAAGAATAAGAACTAGAGAGGTAAGATGAAATGGCAATAGATTATCCAACAGCATTAGACAGTTTTACAGATAAACAAGATAATGTTGATGTTGTACAAGCGGTGGACATAAATAACGTTCAGGATGCTTGTATGGCATTGGAAGAAAAAGTCGGAATAGACGACAGCGAGGTAACAACTTCACATGACTACAAAATAAGTAGACTTGAAGGGCATCTAGAAAATATCGTATTTGCAAAAGATTATGATTCCTTTGCAGATGCTGTTTCAGATATAGGAACTAGTAATGCTACTACATTGATAACGTCCACATCATTAACGCTTACAGCTAATGTAACTGTATCAGGTAATATAAACATAGTAGCCTTAGAGGGAACGTCTTTCTCTGGTGCCTATACGCTTACGTTTAATGGTCCTTTCCAAGCGGGTTTGTATCAGGTATTTGATGATGATGTAACCGTGAAGTTTGGTAGTGGTGCTATAAATAATATCTATCCGGAATGGTGGGGTGCAAGAAGTACTGGAGCAACAGATGATACATCTGCAATACAAAGTGCTATAGATTCTGTATCTGATATAAATGGAACAATAGTATTTTCTACTGGAACTTACAAAGTAACAACAAGTAAAACAATTCCCTCAAATATCAACACTAAAGTTGAAAAGGGAGCAATTCTATATACTGATCGTTCTATTCGTACTACAGACTACAAATGGACACAATCTACGAAATCACAATTAGTTGAGGACTGTGAAGACGCTTGGGATGAATCCGTAGACGCAGATGTAACATCCAGTACGGATACAGCAGATTATAAAGTAGGTTCTGCAAGTGTTAAATTGGTTGTAGGGGATGACGTAGCCGCTGGTGATATATTAGCTACTGAAGCAATTACTTCTCTAGATATTTCAGGTTATACTTATATTAAATTATGGATAAAGAGCAGTGTTGCAACTGCCGATGGAGACTTGCAGCTTTTACTTGATGACACAACCAATTGCGCTTCTCCATTGGAAACAATTGATATACCTGCTTTATCAATAGATACGTGGACACAAGTAGAACTTCCATTTGCAAATAGAAGCAATGATACAGCGATTATTTCTGTAGGATTGAAATGTGCAGTAGATATAGGTACGTGTACTATTCACATTGATAATCTACAAGCAACTTCTCCATACGAATATTATCTTGAAGCCACAGCAGGTGGCGATCCAGAAATAAGCGAACCTACTTGTTGTACTGAAAATGGATCTGAATTAACAGAAGGTACTGCTGGTACTCTTGCGGTGGGCGAATGGGATTGGGCAGATAATGACAGTCTTGGTTATAATACAGTCTACATTAGACTCTCAGACAATGAAGACCCTGACGGAAAAGCTACCGATTATGTGAAAGCTGGATATAAGTTAACTCTCAACGGCCCTTTCTCTGCTGGGCTTTATCAGGTATTTAGTGGGGATGGGAGTGTGAGTTTTGAAGGTAGTGATAATATAGTAATATACCCTCAATGGTGGGGTGCAAGAGGAACAGCTACAGCGCCAGGAAATAGTGGATCCAGTAATGATGAAACTATAAAGATACAGGCTGCGTTAGACGCTGGAACTAACAGAACAGTATACTTTCCAAAGCAGACAGGCTCCTACTATTTAACAGGACAATTATTCCCTTCAGATAATACTAAAATTGTATTCGCTCCAGGAGTAGTCATTCAGGCAGTAGATGATCTTTCCCAACCAAGGCCAGGTGAGAGTATTTTTACTCTGTTAGACAGTAATAATGTTGTAATAGATGGTAACTATGCAACTCTTCAGATGAACAAATCAGCTTACTCATCTGAATGGAATCACGGTATTTCCCTTGAGGGGACTACAAATATAATAATTTGTAATTTAGTTATTAAGGATACTGGTGGAGATGGTATTTTTGTTGGTTCAGACTTGCGTCCAGGTGGTAATGAAAATGTTTTTATTGAAAACGTAATTTGCGACAGTAATCGCCGTCAGGGAATGAGTGTAACTAGCGTTGATGGTTTAACGGTTATTAATTGCCACTTTAGAAATACAACAGGAACAGATCCTTCAGCTGGAGTTGATATTGAGCCAAGTACAAATCTAGATACAATCAAGAATATCAAATTTACTGGGTGTACTTCATCTAATAATGATGGTGCAGGTTTCTTTATAACACTAGAAAAACTTGACAATACATCTCCTGGGCCTATAAGTATATCGTTTGATAGTTGTATATCTAAGAATAATGACAATGCTGGATTTTCTATACTTAATATTGCAGATGATATACTAGGGACTATTAGCATTAGAAACTGTATAGCTAAAGAAAATTATTATTTAGGGTATAACATTGCACGTGTTTCAGGTGTCGGTCCTAAAATAACTATTGAAGATTGTGTTGCCATTAATTGTAATACTTCAAGAAATACTAGTGCTTCTGGTTCAGGCAATGCCGCCTTCTATGTTCGAGATTATACTGATTTTATCTATAGTACATTTGGTAATGTTGACTTTGTTCGATGCTCAGTAATTGATACACAAGATACTCCATATGTTGAGCATGGCTTTAAGACAGCCAGTTTCAATGCTATTCCGACTAATATTAGATTCATAGATTGTGAGTCTTCTGGACAAAATGGTGCAAAATTTTCTATGGCTAGTAATGCTGATGCAACACAATATATAATAAGTAGCAACCCCTTAGAGCGTAGTAATGTTAATGTTTCTACTTCTGGTGTTGGAGAAGATGATTTGCAGACATATACTCTTCCTGCTGGTCAGCTAGGTAATCATGGTGTTCTTCACATAATTGCATCTGGAGTAAAACATGGGTCTAACGACAATAAACAACTAAAATTTTACTTTGGGCCGAGTTCAATTATTTTTCATGCTGCCGCTAATAATATAAATGATTGGTATTTTGAGGCCTGGATTGGAAATACTAATTACAATAATCAATATATTACTTGGCGTGGGTATGATGGTACTACATTGTTGCAAGGTTTTGAGAATTGGGTTATTGATACTAGGTTAGATACTATAGTTAAAATAACTGGAGAATGTTCTGATGCGAGTGATTATATAACTCAGATGATGTGGTTTATTGAACAGAAATAAGACTGGAGATTAATGGAAAAGACATTCTTTTTCGGGTGTTTACATACCTTTTGCAGAAATACTTATGGAGAGAATGTTCAAAGAATTAAGGAGTGAAGAGACTAATGGAGCTTCTATATTTATATTGAAGATTATGATTTTAGAAAAGAAGGAAGACATAAATGACAACTGAAGTTTGGCTGGCAGAATGAACTTATTAATAATACTAAAGGGTAATAATTTATGCAAGACGATCTTAAAGAAATATTAGAAGCTTGCTCCATTTCAACTCAAATGGTTGCAAAGACTTTCTTTCCTGAAAGGTTCAACATGCCTTTTGCTGAAAGCGTTTATGGAAATATCTTTGATCTTATAGGGAGAAATCATGGAAAAGCTAATTAGTGAGGACTTTGTCTTAAGGGTCATTGGGGGACAGGCATTGCGGATAGAGCAGTTAAGTGTTATAATAAAGGAACTACAGGAAAAGAACGAAAAATTAGAAAAGGAAATTATGGGTTTGAAAAAAGATAAGAAAAAGGAGAAATAGGTATGGCTGACATAACTGTAACTGTTGAGAAGATTGGTGTTGAGGATATTAACTTCGGTAGTGGTGGTGGAACGACAAATGCTACCTTTAGCAGGACAACCTCTACTGGAGGAAGCCAAACGATTCACAAGGTTACGGCTAAAGCAATACCGATTGAAGACGAAAACTCGTACTGGACGGGGGGAAACCTCGAAGACTGGTTAGATGACCTACATGAAGGAAATGAAAATCTCGTAGCCAACAATACCTTTATCCGTGCAACTGACCATTCTGGAACGTCTCATGTGGACATTGTCAAGGTTAATTCCGATGACAAGATAGAGCTTGGTACTCTTGTTTCCCCCCGTGCCTATGGCTTTGTCCCTGTAGGAACAATTGTACCCTGGATTGGTGGGTATTTCGGTAATGGAAGTAACGGTTCCTATACACATGTCTTGGGTAGCGGTAATACAGTTGCAGCTATAAATGCCTATCTTAACGATTACGGTTGGTATGTCTGTAACGGAGCGGCTCTTAACGATTCAGACAGTCCTATATTCGGTGGTTCTGGTAGATACCTTCCTAATCTTACCGATGATAGGTTCATAATGGGTGATACTACTTGTGGCGGTACAGGTGGTAGCAATAGTATGTCTCATACACATGGTACGGCAGATACAGAGCACACTAGTCTATACATCGATGAGGTAGTCAAGCATAGACATACAGCCGTACCTCCTGCTACAGCGGGACCAGCAGGCGGTCAAGGTGCATATGGTACCATAGAAGGTACTAGTTATACGAATTATACAGGCTATGCAGGAACGAGTGATACGGTAAAGGTTAAAGGTGTAACGGATGGTGCATCTACAACAGAGAATAGGCCAGCCTACCTTGCTTGTTACTATATAATGAGGGTTAAGTAATGACCTATACAGTGTGGTATGGAAAAGGAAGGTTTAATCATAAACTGGAAAGGGTTAAGGGAGACGGTGTTCTGGACAAGGATTACCGCTGGTTTATCCTTGATGATGAGACTCGTATTGAGCTACCCAGAACGTATTGTTTTAAATTCTCAAAGGAGCGATTCCTTGTTATTCAAGAGAACATGCGAAAGGAAGCAGGACAATTGTAAATGGAGTTATTCGTAATAGATTCCTTTTTCGGCTTGAATACTGAAGATGTACCACAAGCACTGCATCCTGGTACAGCGGTTCAAGCAACGGATGTAGACTTTAGAGACCCTAGAGGGGCTATAAGAGGCCTTCCAAAGCACTTACTAGCCTATTCTTGTGGACCAGTAAACCATATCGCTCCTTACCTTGGTACGGTAGTCTACACTACTGGAACAAAATTATACGCCGATGGAACAGAGATTAAATCGGATTGGGGTGGCCGCTTTACGCATGATATAATTGATGGCGTCCTTGTCATGGCCAATGGGGATTCCGTAATAAAGTATGATTCGAGTAATGTATACAACTTTGGAATAGACCAGCCTACCCTTGGCTCGTTTGCCGCTGCTGGAAGTGGAACAGGTAGCTTTACTGTTGGAAATTGGCAGTATGTAACAACCTTTGTGAATGGTTCTGGTTTTGAGTCTATTCCTTCCACAGCAATAACAGTATCAAGTCAAGGATCGGGAAAAGACCATGTTGCAGTAACAGGAATTCCAATAGGGGATGATGCTGATAATGTAACAGCTAGACGGTTATACAGGACGACTGATGGTGGTGCTACCTTTTACCTTCTCACACAAATAAATAACAACACAGCTACGACTTATTCTGATACGACTACAGATGATGACTTGGGGACAAGCTCACCGCCAACAACGCATTACAAGATTGAGCAATCAGTTACAATGCTACGACGTGTTGAGAGACGTCTCTTTGCTGCTGGCTCATCCTCATATCCAAGAAGGCTATGGTTTAGTCTACCGTCTCCCTATAGTGAGGGATGGCCACTTACCTATTACGAGGATTTTCCAACTACTATTATTGGAATCGAAGCACTTGGTAACAATTTGATTGTCCTTACAGAAGATGGTCCTTTTGCTTTAATGAATACAGACAATCCAACTTCTATGTATTATCAGGAGCTTACAAACAGGACACCTGCAGACTCAAAGTGGGGTAGTTGTCAGGTAATTAACCGTGTGTACTGGAAAGGACCACAAGGCATTTTCGTTACCAATGGAATATCCGTTTACGAGGATTCAAGAAATGTAAGAAAACTCTTTTCAATATCTAATAAGAGCTGCGAGATTGAAACGGACAGTGATTCCAATCTTTACGTTGCTCTAGACATGTATGATGCAAACGTGGAAAAGGGACGGATTGTCCGCCTTCAAAGTGATGAGGATACATATACCTTTAGTGCCGAGGTCGGACGGATAGTAGCTATATCAGGTTTGAATAGTTATTCATTTAGCTCTGAAACAGGGAGAATCCTATCTCTTGGAGCAGCGAGACCTGTTCTGGGTTCAGTACTTACTAGAATCCAAAGAAACGACCAAACAGTCTATTGGGGTACATCAAGTGAAAAGGTTTTTACCTTCGGAAATGATAAGACAAACAGAATCCTTTACGCTGGAAAGACAAATGGTGTGTACAAGGCTTTCACAGATACGGAAAGAAACTCTTGGACATGGCAAAGCGTTACATCACATTTAGGCTTTCCAGGAAAACGAAAAAGGTTGGTACAAGTATCCATTATCTATAAGGGAACAATAACTGTTTCGATTATCGGGGATGATGAGACGCTACATACAAAGACATTAACGTCCGAGGATAAGACTACTGGAAAAGTAATAATGCCAGGGGATAGTTGGGCTTACATGTTTAGTCTAAAGATTGAGGGTGAATCTACTGGAATTGTCTATCCTTCTGTGATATATTACTTTGAAGTAGAGAGAACATTATAAGGAGAAGGAGATAGAAAAATGATTAGCTTACCAGCAGCAATACTAGCATCAAGTGCATTAATGGGAGCAGGAAGTTTCCTAGGTGGTAGAGAATCTTCTAAAAGCTATAAAGATGCAGCAAGGAAACAACTCCTCTTAGAAATGCTCATGTCCCAATGGGGATGGGGCTATCCAGATTGGATGAAAGATATCCTTGCATCACGAGCACAAGATATAGGCGATTATAGAGACGAGCTACAGAGAGCATATGAAAAGCTATACGAAACATATCATCCTGAAACTGGTGAATACTTTCTTGCTGAACCTACAGAGGAGTATATTGCCGCTTTGGAGCAGGGTGGTACAAAAGAGGCATATGAGGAACTAGCAAAGAATGAATGGAACAGGGCAATGCGTTCTCTTGAAGAGATTCCTGGTATGACGTCTGGAGCAAGAACAGCAGCACAGGCTAGTATAGCAAGCGATCTTGGCGATTTACTTACCAAAGCAGGAATCCTTGGCGAACAGGAAAGGATACAAAGAGCAGGTAGTATTTACGGTGCAAAAGGTACCCTAGCCGAAGAAGAGAGACTAAGGAGAGACATTCTTGAGGAATTGGCTAGAAAGTATACAGAAGTAGGAATGGCACTTCCATCGGAAATGGAAAATGTACAGTTTAATCGCTTGACACAAGCAATGGGCTTATCAAGTAGAGCACCACAGAATATTCCTTGGCCTGGTATGAGCTCACCTTCCTTACTGACAAGCCTATTAGGAAGTACAGGTGCAACATTGAACCAGCTTGCTACCTACTACGGAATGAAAGACATATTTAAC